ACCGTACTTGCAGTAATAAATAAAACAGTCAAATTTTTCGCTGTCCCCACAATCGTCTCACTCATTCCAGAAAGGAATGAATTCTGGGCATCTTTAATAGTACTCTTAATTTTATCAAAATTACTATCTTTCCAAAGATGCTCATGAATATGAGAAATTGAAAATAATGACTGTTGTCTTACTATCACTGCATCTCTTAGCATTTTACTAGAATATGATTTAATAAGATGTGAATATATATCTACCATACAGTCAAAACAATCGGCCCCTTGGCTCTGAATTGGACCACATTGTTGTACAGCATGTTTTAACTGTTCACATCTTAATGTCATATCATCTACACTAATCTTATCTAAATAACCTCTCAAATATAATTCGCGAAGAAGGAATCTTCCGCGACCGGAATACTTGGGGGGGTCAAAAATTAAATCAAAATCAAAATCAAATATATGCTCACCAACGCTCAAAATCACACGTTCTAATCGTTTATAATATTTCCGTAAATTTTTATTTGGTCGTTTCCAATAAACAAAAGCCCACATAACAGCTAAAATAAATGCTTTCGCATGTATAAGTCGCTGAGGGCATTTTATTTCTGGCCAAATAAAATCGCATTCAATATCATTATCATAAGACATACACGAGCATAAATCTACTTTAAAGAAACAAGTCTGCGGTCGTTTTAAAACGTCTTTCAATTCATCGAGTCCGTGATGTTGTAATATGTCAAAATATTGGTTACTCTGGAAATATATTTCGTCGATTAGCCATGATTCATATGCGCTGAAATTTAAGCAATCATAACTTCTATGTCCTCTATTAATGGCTCTTTGTATGCGTTTAACCTCTTCTGAATGATAAGATAGGCAAACTTCACGCCAATCAGCCCAATCCTCATAAAAAGGGTGATCACGGGTTGTGGTAATATCTCTGACAACATATTTAATTGGTTTTGAGTTCATAACAATTCTTTGGTTGAGTCTAATATGTATTAACTAGCAAGAGTTAATCATTTCGACTCACAAATTATTTATCTACGAGTGGAAGCCAAATATCTGGCTTTTGTGCATCATCATCAATGTGCCGTATCCACAAGTACCTTATTTTACGATCGGTAAAACCGAGTCCCGATTTTAATCCATAAAACTGGGACCAACCAAATGGGAGCACTTTTAAAGTGAACGTCAGTAATTGTACATAAGTGTAAAAGTATAATTACCTAATCATCAATACTAAATAATACAAAGACATAATACTTGTCTAACATTCTTTGCGTTAACTTAGCGTAAAATGAAACCTAATTCAACAACTCAATATATTTTAA